CGTGGCGACCGGCCCGGCGTGCAAGGACAGGTCGGTGATCGACATGCTGACCCGCGACTCGGACCAGCCGTGGGTGAGCGAGAGCCTGATCCCCGGCTCTTACGGGCACGAGCTGGCCACGCTGCGGCACGGCGCCTCGACTATCCAGGTCTGGTTCACCGGGCCGCTGCCGTCTCACAATGCGACGGCGAGCCCCGGCACCCAGTCGGCCACGCCTGCGGCGGAGCTGGCCGGGCGGGTCGCGACGGCGTTCCAGGCCGCCGGATGGACGCCGGTCGTATGAGGCCCGGCCGGGACAGCTCGACGCCGTGCGCGGCGTGCGGCCGGGCCGTGCTCACCTCGCAGGTCGTGCGGTGGCCGGAGCGGGACCGCATCTACTGGTTCCTCACCGGGATATGCAGGAGGTGCGGCGGCGAAGCTGGAGCGGCTGATCGTCCGGCGGGATGGTAGCGCGCAGGGCTGACAAACCGCACCGATCTGGCGCGGTTTGGATACTGAAAGATGAGGGCGAGCCCGGCGCTGGGCCTTGGCACGCCGATGCGCTTGACTCCAGTCACGCGCCGGGCTCGCCCCGCTTGCGCCACAGCCAGTGGAACACCACGACCACGCCGCACACGGCGGCTGCGTACAGCAGCCCGGCCACCACGCCGAGCCAGAACACCTGGATCATTTCAACGGCACGGTGTCCCCGTCGTTGACGATGCGCTCCTCGGGCGGCTGCCCGCACGAGGCGTGCTCCGGCTTGTGGCGGCGGTGGCACCACCAGTCCAGGACCCACATGCTCCCGGCGAAGATCAGCGACGCTGACACGACGGAGATGAGCGCGATGTAACACCACGTCACGAACATGGGGTCCTGGCCTGTCGGAGGTTAGACGCGGACGAGGTTGGCTGCGCCCTGCACGGCCACGTCCGCCTCGGTGGGCTGCACGGGCGGGGTGCCGTTCTCCACGTCGTTGCGGAGGGTGAACGGGCTGACGCTGGAGATCGGGCAGTGGCCGCTGGCCGACTCGGGGAACGACAGCAGGGCCACCAGGTCGTACCGGCCGCCGATCGAGGCGATGTGCGCGCCGATCCCGGTGCCGGAGCCGGTCACCAGGCTGAACGGGGCGTTGTTCTGCACGAACGTGACCGTGCAGGTGCGGGTGTTCACCGTTGGGATCGGCAGGTGGCCGTGGCGGAGCACCAGGGAGCTGCCGCCGCCGGAGAACCTGTCCAGCGTCGGGGAGAGCTGGGTGTCGGTCCAGTTGTGGAGCCTGCCGAGCGCGCCGAACTGCTCCACGTCGTTGACGCTGATGGTGCCGATGTCGAGCTGGGCCAGGTCGAACTGCCAGTTGCAGACCTGCCGGGGCTGCGGCACGAAGTTGTGGCTGGGCACCACGCCGAACGGCTGCGGGGTGTCGCTGGGCACCGGATTGTCGAGGTGCCGCGCCAGGTACGGGGTGTCGCTCTGGTAGTCGGTCGGGTAGTCGGTCGGGGCGATCTGGCGGACGCCGCGGCACAGGCTGGTCGGGACCGGCACGGGCGGCCGGATGGTATGGGTGGGCGTCGGGGTTACCCCGGCGTGTGCGGAGCTGGCGGTGAGCGCCAGCCCGCCTGCGGTCAGTGCGATTGCTGCGCCGAACGCGGCGAGCCTAGTCTTCACGTTCCCTCCTCGCGGGCCGGGCGGCCCTCCGTAGGAGGACGCGCTGCTGCCCCGCGAGGTTTACCTGGCGGACAGCAATCCGGGCTCGGCGTTGGCGCGGACCAGCCGGGGCGTGTCGCGGCACATCTTCGACAGCCGGACCAGCGCGGCGCTTACCCTCCGGCCGTCCAGCTCGACGTTGAAGCTGGGCCAGGTCTGCTCCTCGGCGCAGCGGGACGTGATGCCGCGCCCGGCGGTCAGGTCAGCGACGAGGCCGTGCGCCCCGTGGGCCTGCTCGTACATCCTCATCGCCCACGCGGGGGTGTCGGCGTCGTCCATGCGGGAGGGGTCGCCGGGCGGCAGGACGATCCCGCCGAAGTGGAGCACGCACGGGCGGGCGCCGCGGGAGTAGGTGATCGGCCAGGCCGCGGTGGTCGGGTAGACGGCGGCGAGCATCCCCTGCACTTCACCGGCCTGCTTCTCGCCGCCCTCTACGAACAGCGGCTTGCCAGCGGCCAGGCCGATGATCCCGTGGTAGATGTCCTGCCAGGTCAGGCCCGCCTCCTCGCCGTACCCGGCGTTGTTGCGGAACGTCGAGGTGATCGCGTTGTTCCACGGCGGGTCGCAGTAGAACAGGTTGGCGCTGATGCGGGAGAGCTGGAGCAGGCTGCCGCAGTAGAACGTGTGCTGCCCGCACCGCCAGAGCTGCCCGCGGTGCACCTTGATCGCCGCGCCCTCGTCGCCGTAATCCCAGGTCAATGGATCGCTCCCGTCATGGTCAGCACGATCAGCGCGACCGCGGCCATGAACACCGCGGCGACCGTCAGGCCCCTGATCACTGGATCTTCGCCGCGATGGCCTTGCCGCGGTCGGACAGCCACGCCGACGCGCGGGCGAAGCCGCGGGTGTTCCACGCCGGGCCGGTTTCGCGGATCGTGAATCCCGGCCTGCGGTTCGGGCTGGAGTGCGGCGGGTGCCCGGCCAGCGACGGGACCTCCAGGTGGTCGAACAGCGCCCGGCTCGTCATCGCGGGCATCTGGTGGTAGCGGGCGGCGAACAGCGACCCGATCTCGTCGTCGTGCGGGTACGACGGGTCCGCCTCAAGGAACCGGCGGGTGTACTCGGCCAGGTCGGGCAGCAGCCCGGTCCGGTAGGCGATGGCGCCGCCCCACAGCAGGCCGGGGCCGACCGCGTAGGCGAACCCGTCCTCGGCTGCGCGCCTGCCGTACCCGCCGAAGTGGATGACGCCGAGCAGCGGCCTGGGGGAGAAACCCAGCGCGCGGGGAAGATGCCGGTCCCAGCCGGGCAGCGGCTCGGCGTCGTCGGAGAGGATGACGGTCCAGTCGGTGCCGTCACCCGCACCGCACTCGACGGCCCGCCGCCAGTTCCACACAATGCCCTTGCGCTCGGGGTCCTCGTGGACGCACGCCCCCGCATTGGAGTACGTCTTGACAACGGCGTCCCGCTCGGCGTTCGCGCCGGGGACAGTGATCACGTGGAGTCGGAAGCTGACCGCCATGAGCAGCGACGTTAGCATGAGGCGGTGCCCGATCCCTCGTATGACGGCTTCGCTCCTGCCTACGACAAGCATTTCCGCCGCCCGGTGGACCGGATGGAAGACGATTACCTGACCGCGCTGCTGGACCCTTCGGTGTCGGGGCGGGACGTGATCGACCTGGGCTGCGGGACCGGGTGGGTGCTCGACCACCTGACGCCGAGGTCGTACACCGGGGTGGACTGCTCGGAGCCGATGCTGGCGGAGCTGCGGCGCAAGCACCCGGACGCGGCCACGGTCCACGCGACGGTGGGCGACCAGTGGGCGTGGACCGCCGAGCTGCCCCGGTTCCCGGTGGACACGGTGACGGCGACGTGGGCGCTGGAGTACCTGGGTGACCTGTCCCGGCTGCTGGTCGTCTGCGCGGGGCTGGTGAACGGCCCGGAGCCGGTGATCGCGCTGCACGGCACGCTGCCGCACGGGCACCGCCGGGCGCACTTCTCGGTGAAGGACGTGCCGTACCAGCCGCTCTCGCCGCTGGCGCTGCGCAAGGCGTCGGAGGTGGCCGGGCTGCCGAAACCGCGGGTGTACGGCACGTCGGGGTGGCCGGACCGGCTGCCGCTGACGGTGCGCCGGTTCGGGTGGGGCGTTACCCTGCCCGCATCGTGGCAGTATTCGGCGCTGTGGGTGTGGAGGCTCTGAATGGGCGGCAGGCGCTACCTGGGCATGTCGGTGTTCGACGCGGCGATCGAGCGGCTGAAGAACTCCTACGAGGCGGGCCACCGGGTGCTGGTGTCCACGTCGGGCGGGAAGGACTCGACGGTGTGCACCGAGCTGGCGGTCATCGCGGCGCGGGAGACGGGGCGGCTGCCGGTGGAGGTGGTGCACCGCGACGAGGAGATCATCCACCCCGGCACGACCGAGTACCTGGAGCGGGTCGCGGAACGCACCGATGAGGTCAAGTTCTGGTGGATTTGCGCGCGGAACCCGGTGATCAACAGCTTCGACAGGTGGCACCCGTACTTCTGGGTGTTCGATGACCGCCTCGACCCGGACGAGTGGGTGCGGAAGCCGCCGTCGTGGGCGACGTGGATCGATGACATCGACATCCAGAAGCTCACCACCGCGGAGCGGTTCCCGCCCGATCCGGGCAAGGAGGTCCACGGGGTGCTGGGGCTCCGCGCCGACGAGAGCAGGGGCCGGATGCTCGGCACCCACTCCGCGGGCGGCTACTTCACCGGGGTGGACAAGACCGGCGTGTGCGGCTCCAGGCCGCTGTACGACTGGACCGAGGGCGACGTGTGGAAGGCGATCTTCGAGATGGGCTGGGATTACAACCGGGCATATGACGTTATGCACCGGCTGGGCCTGTCCCGGCGAGAACTGCGGATCGCTCCGCCGACGATGAACCCGGCCGGTGCCGACCACATCCGCGACGTGTGCCGGGTGGCGTGGCCGGGCTGGTGGAACCGGGTGGTGCACCGGCTGCCCTCGGTGCGGACGGTGGCGCTGTACGGGAAGCGGGCGATCGAGGCGACCCGGCTGTACGGCGAGTCGTGGCAGGACTGCTACCTGCGGTCGTGCATCGAGGAGGCGCCGGACTGGATCGCGACGCGGGCGCGCATCCAGATGGAGATCACGGTCGGGGGGCACTCCAAGCACTCGACGGCGCCGTTCCCGCAGACCCGCCGCGGGCACTGCCTCGAATGCGGGGTGCTCGGGTCGTGGGAGACGCTGGTGTCCACGATGTACCTGGGCGACCCGTTCTCGGTGAAGGCGTCGAAGCTGCCCTACGTGGACCCGGTGCAGTTCCGCCCGGACCTCAAGGGCAAGCCGCAGGGCTACTGGTCCGGGCGGCCGGGCATCCTCCAGGGCGCGAACTGGTCGCTGCCGGTGGAGAAGTGGGAGGCTGGGCTGGCCAGCGCCGGGGACCCGGCGTGGCGTGGTGTCTACGGATGGTGAGGTGAGCATGGCCAGGCAGAAGGGGCAGGCGGCTGTCGAGAAGAAGGCCGAGGCGCTGGGTGAACTCAAGATCGAGTACATGACGCTCGACCAGATTCACCCGAACGACTACAACCCGAACCGGCAGAACGAGCACGAGTTCGACCTGCTCTGCAAGTCGATCCAGGAGGACGGCTTCACCCAGCCGGTCATCGTCGCCAACGACAAGACGATCGTGGACGGCGAGCACAGGTGGCGGGCGGCGCACGCGGTCGGGCTGGAGCGCATCCCGGTGGTCGTCGTGCCGATGGCCGCGCCGCAGGCGAGGATCGCGACGCTGCGGCACAACCGGGCGCGCGGCAGCGAGGACATCGAGCTGGCCACCGAGGTGCTGCGGGACCTGGAGAAGCTGGGCGCCCTCGACTGGGCCGCCGACTCCCTCGACCTGTCCGACGTGGAGCTGCAACGGCTCCTCGATGACATCCCCGCGCCGGAGGCCCTGGCCAGGGCGGAGTTCACCGAGGCGTGGATGCCCGGCGGGAACGCGCCGCCCGAGGGGTTCCAGCCGGTCAACACCGAGACGGAGATCGTCGGCGCCACCGACGCCGGTCACGACGCGGCCCGCATCGCGGAGTCGAGGCTGCGGCAGGCCAAGTCGGAGGAGGAGCGGGTCGCGATCAAGCGGGACCGGGCCGTGTTCCGCCTCAACCTGGTCTTCACCGGGGATGAGGGCTACGTTGTCCGGCAGGCGCTCGGCAACGCCCCCGCCGCGACGATCATGAACTGGTGCCTGTCGTCGCCGGATGGGAAGGCGGCCCAGGAGCGGCTGACGGCGGAGCGGGCGGCGCAAGATGCCGATGGTGCTGCCGTGCCGTGAGGCGTGGTGCCCTAACTACCAGCCGTGCCCCGACCACCCGATCCTGCCGTTCGGCGGCGGGGAGCCGATGCCGCCCGGCTGGGCTCAGGTGTCAGCGCGGACGATCGCCAGGGCTCGGGGCCGGTGCGAGTGCAAGGACCCGGCGTGCCGCTTCCACCCGCCCGGCATGTGCCGGTGGCCGGGGACCACGGCGGACCACATCGTGCCGCGGGCGCTCGGCGGAACCGACGCCGACGAGAACCTGCAAGCGCTGTGCAAGACATGCCACGCGGCGAAGTCGGGGCGGTCGTAGAGGCGCCCGGCCTGGGAGCCGACATAGCGGGTCGATGGTCGGAGGGCCGGGCGCGCTGTACGCATCCTAAGCGCTTCTCCCGTCCCCCCACCCCCTAACAGGGGGACGGGCCGTTAATCGGCTGTACGCCCCCCTGTGGCTCGCTCCAGGGGGGGTTAGTCTGCCCGCATGGCTATCACGATCACAGACACGGGCGACGGCGGCCTGACCTACACCGCCGAAGACGGCAGCACCCAGACCCTCACGTGGAACGACGTTGACTCGATGGTCGCGCGCAGGCCGACCCAGCAGCAGGCAGCCGCGGCCGAGGGCGAGCCGAAGTCCTAGTGCGGCGTGGGCGTCAGGTCGGGGTGAGCCTGCCCGACATGCTCGTCCATGAACTCCTGCGGGATGGCCGCCTTGCAGGTGTCGCACGCCTTGAGGTTGACCGATTCGGTCACCGCGCCGCCCTCGGCAGTGTCGGGCACCCATAGCTTCACTGGCACATACGTCATTTCGCGTCCTTTCGTCGTCTGAGGCTAACTCGCTGCCCGCTGCGGCGCTGTCTATGGTGATTGCGTGCACCGAAACCCGGAAAACCTGGCCGCGCACGAGCGTGCCTGGGAAGCTCTCCTGGACAGCGGCGGCCGGGGAGGTTCCCCCCCAGGGTCGGATGATCACGATGGGTGAGCGCGGGCCGGTCCCGAAGCCGACGCGGCTCCGGGTCTTGCACGGGGCGCGGGCCGACAAGGTGAACCAGGCCGAGCCCCTGCCAGCGGCGGAGCTTCCGTTCGAGAAGCCCACGTACCTGTCGGAGATCGCGGAGCGCAAGTGGGATGAGCTGGTCCCTCACCTGCTGTCGATGCAGCTCGTCACCCCGGCCGACGTTGACCTGCTCGCCGCGTACTGCGAGTGCTACGCGCGGTGGCGCACGCTGGCGAAGATGGCGTCGAAGTCTCCGCCTGTGTTCAACCGGGGTGGCGAGGGGCAGCAGATGGTGCTGGTGCGTAACCCGCTGTGGCAGCAGGTGCGTGATGCGGAGGCGGGGCTGCGGACGCTGGCTCGTGAGTTCGGGTTCACGCCGTCGAGCCGGGCCGGTATGCGGGTGGGCACGGCGATGGGCGAGATAGCCGAGCGGCTGCTGTCTCAGTGAGTGGCCGTGGCTGACCCGGTATGCGGATACGAGTTCGTGCCGCAGTTCGGCGGGCGGGCGGGCAGGCCGGTGGTGTGCCGCAAGCGGGGCGAGCACATGTGCACGGGGCGGGCGCGGCACGCGGTGGCGTTCTTCTCTGAGCTGCTGACGCACACGAAGGGGACGTGGGCTCGGCGTCCGTTCGTGCCTTTGGCGTTTCAGCGTGATGAGGTGCTGGCGCCGCTGTTCGGGCGGGTGATCTGGTCGGACTTCCACGGGCGGTACGTGCGGCGTTACCGGATGCTGTACCTGTGCATGGCGCGGAAGAACGGGAAGACGGAGATGCTGGCGGGGCTGGTGCTGTACCTGCTGGTGGCTGATGGTGAGCAGGGCGCTGAGATTTACGGGCTGGCGCGGGACTACGAGCAGGCGGGGCTGGTGTTCCGGGTGGCGTCGCGGATGGTGAAGAACTCGCGCACGCTGTCGGAGCGGCTGACGGTCTACGACGGGGGCAACCGGATCGTGGATGAGACGACCGGCTCGTTCTACCAGGTGATGTCGGGTGACTGGGAAGGGAACCTGGGTGAGAACCCGTCCGGCGCGTATATCGATGAGCTGCTGGTGCAGCCGGACCGGGATTTGTACGACGCGATCAGGACTGGGATGGGCACGCGGGCTCAGCCTTTGATCATGCTGGCGACGACGGCGGAGAACGACCCGGCGGGGTTCGCGGCGAATGAGCGGGCGTGGTCTGAGCGGGTGGCTGAGGACCCGTCGCTGGACCCGGAGCGGCTGGCGATCATCTACCGGGCGCCGGATGACGCCGACTGGACGCAGCCGCGGACGTGGAAGATGGCGAACCCGGCGCTGGCGTGGCCGAGCGGGACGCGGGGCGCGTTCCTTGAGGTGCGGACCCTGGCGTCTGAGTGTCACGTGGCGCAGCAGAACCCGGTGGCTGAGCGGGCGTTCAGGCAGTACCGGCTGAACCAGCCCGTGTCTGCTTTGGGGCGGGCGATTGCGCTGCCCGCGTGGGATGCGTGCGTGACGCCGACAGCGGCGGAGATCGCGGCGGTGAACGCGGGTGCTGAGTGCTTCGGCGGGATGGACCTGGCGGCGACGCAGGACTTGGCTGCGTATGCGCTGGTGTTCCCGCAGCGGGACGGCGCGGTTCACGTGCTGTGGCGGCATTTCTGCCCGGCGCACAGGTTGCAGGACTTGGCGGCGCGGACGGGCGGGATGGCGAACGTGTGGGTGGCGCGCGGGGAGCTGACGGTGACTGACTCGCTGGTCACCGACTATGACGTGATCCGCGCTTCGCTCGACGCCGACCAGGCGGCCTACGAGATACGCGAGCTGGCTTACGACCCGTGGAACGCGGTGCAGCTCGCGGCGGCGCTGTCGGACGACGGGTGGTTCATGGTGCAGATGGCGCAGTCGGCGCGGGCGATGACCGCGAGCGCGGCTGAGCTGCTGCGGCTGATCGCGGCGGGCCGGTTCGGGCACGGGTTCTCATCGATCATGCGGTGGCAGGCGGGCAACGCGGTCACCAAGTCGGACCCGTCCGGGAACATCCGGTTCGACCGGCAGCGGTCCACGGAGAAGATCGACGGGATCGTGGCCGCGGTGATGGGCCTGGACCGTGCCCTGCGGCGCAGCGAGAAGTCGCAGGACTACCTGGCTATGGGGTGGTGAGCCTACGCTGTCGGTCATGACGACCCCGGCGCTGACCACCGACTATCTGGGCGACATGAGGCAGGCGTGCTCGCGGCAGCTCGACGCGCAGATCACGCAGGCGATGCTGTACCAGTCCTACTACGACGGCGAGCCCGCGATCCTGGCGCTGCTCGACACGGCCGAGCGGCAGGTGTTCCGCAAGTTCCTGGACGAGTCGCAGGCGAACTGGTGCCAGCTCGTCGTCAACGCGGTGGCCGAGCGGTTGCAGGTGGTGGCGTTCGAATGGGGCGAGTCGTCGGATGCGGCGTGGGCGATCTGGCAGGCGAACGGGATGGACGCCGACGCGGAGCTGGTGCAGACCGACGCGCTGGTGACCGGCAAGGGGTTCGTGCTGGTGCAGCCGGATGACCAGTCGGCGTCGGGCGTGTCGATCACGCCGGAGTCGCCGTTCGAGGCGACGGTGCTGTACCAGCCGGGGTCGGGGCGGCGGCGGCGCGCGGCCGGGTACAAGCGGTTCACCGATCCGGTCACGGCCAAGACCACCGACATCGTGATCTTGCCGGACGTGATCGCGACGTGGCTGCCGAACGAGGGCGACCCGGTGGTGGAGGTGAACCCGGCTGGCGTCGTCGGGCTGATCGAGATCACGCCGAACCCGCGGACCGTGGGGCAGCCGCGGTCTGAGCTTGACCCGGCGATCCCGATCAACGACCGCATCCACACGACGATCTTCAACCGGCTGGTGGCGTCGGACTTCGGGGCGTTCAGGCAGATATGGGCGACCGGGGTGAAGCTGGCCCGGCAGATGGTCACCACCACCGACGACCAGGGCAACACCGTCACCGCGGAGACGGGGGTCAAGCCGTGGGACATCGGCGCGAACCGGCTGCTCACCAACGAGAACCCGGACGGCCGGTTCGGCGCGTTCCCCGGCGATCCGCTGGCCGGTTACCTGAGCGCGGTCGAGCAGGACATCGAGGCGCTGGCGGCGATCACGCAGACGCCGCCGTACTACCTGCACGGCAAGATGGTGAACCTGTCGGCCGACGCGATCAAGGCGGCTGAGGCCGGGCTGGTGTGCAAGGTGCGGCGCCGGATGCTGCACATCGGTGAGTGCTGGGAGACGGTGGTGCGGCTGGCGCTGTCGCTGGTCGGTGACCCCGGCGCGGCGAACATGTCGGGGCAGTGCCTCTGGGCTGATCCTGAGACGCGCTCGATCGCGCAGCTCGCGGACGCGCTGACCAAGTTCGCGTCGATCGGGGTGCCGCAGGAGGTGCTGTGGCAGCGGATGGGCGCGACACCCGCGGAGATCGACGCCTGGCACAAGATGCAGGCGGCCAACCCGGTCCCGGCCATCGCGCGGGTGCCCGGCACCGCGCCTGGCGTGACCGCGCCGACCGGGGCAGTTCCGGCGGGTGACACGACAGTGCCCGCCGATGTGTAGGAAGGTAGCTGAATGACCACACCAGCCCCGCCAGCGCCGACACCGCCGCCGCTGCCATCGCAGCTCGTGGGCGGCCAGCCCGCCCAGCAGCAGCCGCGCGACCCGTCGAGCGGGCAGTACACCGAGCCGCCGCAGCCCCCGGCGCCGCCAGCGCCGCCCGAGCCGCCGGAGGACACGGCGCAAGAGCTGCGGAACGCGCTGGCCGAGGAGCGCAGGCGCCACCGGGAGACGATGCAAACGCTGTCTCAGCTCCAGCAGCAGGGCATGACCGACCAGGAGAAGGCCATCGAGGCGGCGAAGGCCGAGGGTCGCGCCGAGGCGATCCGCGACGCGGCCAAGCGGGTCGCGCAGGCGGAGTTCCGGGCGCTGGCCGCCGGTCGGCTGGCCGACCCGGACGCCTACCTGGAGCTGCTGGACCTGTCGCCGTTCATCGGT